GTAAAAACTTCATCATGGATGGTGTTCTCAATGATAAAGGAATTACTATGATGGATTTGATGTATTATGATGACACCGATGTAACAGACATGGATGTAAGAGAAAGGATGAAATTGTTAAGAAGTCAATTCGATAGCCATGAAAATATTTTCATCCCTAGTCCTTCTACTCTAAGAATGACAGACGAAGATGGTTTAGAAGAAGCAATAAAATATTTGAGAAGTGAAAATAAAGATTGTAAAATACTTATTAGAGATGCTAAATCAACTTATATGAAAGGGGAAGAAAAACATCCTAAGTGGATTTTACTTACTAAATCTGATGATGACTTTCACATACCCTTTACTATGGAGTTAGAAGAAAATGTATTCATCATCAATTATGAACATGACATAGTTAAGTTTGATATTGTTGATGAAGAACCTATCAACCCACGGGCCATATTAGGAGAGTTAAACAATAGCGACTATACATTAACTTTAACTAAAAGTTTAGAAAAGTATTGGCGACCAGCATTTTACGAAATGGTAAAAGAAGAAAAAGATGATACTGAAGATGATGAAGTTATTTCAGACCGTAGAGCAGAAGTTATGGAACAAGAAAGTGCTGGAATATTAAAACCTAAGAAAGACCCTAATCTCTTACTCAAACCAAACATGATGAAAAATATTATAGAAATTATTGAAAGAAGCATGGATGCTTTAGAAAAAGGGCATTTCCCAATGTCAGGTGGAAAAGGCTTAGGTATTGATGTTGGTAGTGATATAGAAAGTCCTAGAGGGCCAACTAAACTTACCAATGAGGCTTCTTTACCTGATTGGGATATGAAAGAAAGACCACAACAAGACCCTGAGAAACCTGAAAAGTACCCTAATAGAGAAAAGAAAGCATTGGAAACAAAAAGAATAGATTGATTTCCGCTTCATTCATATAGTATTGCATTATACATTATGGTGTGTGTTATCCACAGCAAGCCTTTATGGTGATGATACAATCACCTTGCTCAAAGCAGGGAATGATTTGGTAGTGGCAGGGTACGCAAGCGTAGAATTAGTAGATAAACAGGGGGATTTAATAACAAAAAACGCTTTGAAAGACGGATTCAAAAAGTTCATGACCGACCCAAAATACAGAAACGTACAATTAGCACACTCAAATATACAAGTCGGAGAAGTTATTCCAAATTACACAGATAGCGAAGGGAGGGTATGGAAAAGCGAAGTTGATGATGTCGGAATGTTTGTAGTAATACAGTTACGTGATGACATCGAGAAAGCAAAAGAAGTTGCTGCTGAAATCAGAAAAGGAAAACTAAGAGGTTTTAGCATCGGTGGACAGGCATTCAAAAGAGTAAGAAAAAGTGACCCAAAACACGGCGACTACCAAGAAATCAGCAAACTAGAATTACACGAAATAACAATCTGTGAAAAAGGAATAAACCCTGAAGCAACATTTAGAATATTAAAACAAGATAAAACAAAGGAAGTAAATAAAATGACCGAAGAAAACGAAGATATGACAAAGCAATTGGGAGATGTTCTCTCTCGTCTAGAAGGCAGACTTGACGCTATGGAAAAAGGCTCTATGCCACCAGCACTCAAAGAAGCAATCGCAGACAAGAAAGAATCTTCTGAAAAGAAAGACGACAAAGAAAAGGCATCTGCTGATAAGAAAGATGAAGATAAAGACGATAAAGAAAAGTCTGAGTTTTCTGACGTTATCACATCAGATTACTTAGATTGGATGGAAAACACCCTAAAAAGCGGCGGTGTAGACATTGATGGTGCAAGAGCACACTTCGATGACCTCAACAAAGCAAACTTGGGTTCAGACCTAAAAGACGATGGTGCAGAAAGATTCGCAGCACAAGTCAAAGGTCGAGTGCAAGAAAATGGCGCACCTTCCACTAATGCTATTTCCCGTACAACAGGAAGTGGCGGAAAGAAAGATGTTAAGAAATCTGATTTCCTAACACCTGATTCAGTAAGTGATGCAGATGTAGAAGCAGCATATGAAGTCTACAAAGCAGCGGCTATGGAACAAGAGTTCCGTGGCTCTCTAGAATCAACTTTTGCAACCCGATTTGCTAATGAAAGACAAGAAGAAATTGCAAAAGCGCAAGCACAACAATTTGATGCTCGCGGCCCACTTGATGAAGTAATGAAGGCTCTAAACTCTCTTAATGAGAGAATTGACGGAATGACTTCAGCAGACGGTACAACAACCATCGCTAAGAGTGCAGACACAACACCACAAGTAACTATTCCATCAACTCAGGACATGCACAAAATGTCATGGGATGAGGTTCACGCCCTAGCAGACAGGGCTTTTGACAGGGGAGAGTGAAATAAATGGCAAGAGATTATGTACGAACAATAACTGATATGGAAAGATACTACTACGGTGCAGGTAACTCAATGGGTTACTCTTACACAGGTAGTGAATTACTTAAGGCTGATAGCCCTATGCTATCAACTACCGCTGGTACTTACCAAGCAATCTACGGTAGAAAAGTATGGTCGCAACTGAACCAAGAGTTCAATGCGTTCTCTATACTACCTAAGAAACCGTGGGATAGAAGCGGATGGCGTGTTATTACTGCAAAGCCTAACGGCGGTGCTCTACATGGTGGGGTTGCAGAAAACGCAACATTACCTGAGACTGTAAAACCTACATTCCAACACATCGGTGCAAAACCTAAGACAATTGCTCATACATTCGATATGTCTGAAACAGCAATTTTCCTAGCAGACCGTGATGATGGTCTTGGAGACATCAGAGCAGTTCTGAAAGAAGAAATGGGTAAACACCACGCTGAAATGGTAAATAAAATGCTATTAGGCGATGTTGACACACCAGCAGCAAACAACTTTGAGTCATTAGACCGTATTACTGCTGCTGATGCAGGTACAACAGGATTGACAGGCTTGAAAACATCAAGCAGTGATGCACACGTTAGTGCTGCTGCTGACTTAGACATCTATTCAATTGATAGAAGTGCTAACTCATGGAGTCACGCTGAAATGGATTGTGCTGCTGATACAGCAGATGCAAGCCGCAGAACTTTCAGCCTAGACCACTTAGATACGCTATTCCAGCGTATTTGGGAACGTGGTGGAAACCCTAAGGTTATCCTAACAGGTTACGATACTCTGATGAGATTACAACAACTACTACAATCACAACAGAGATTCATGGAAGAGAAGAGAGTTACCCCTACCTACAACGGTGTAAAGGGTGTACCCGGAATCGAAGCAGGTTTCATCGTAGCAACATACAACGGTGTACCAATCATACCAACAAAGGATATGCCTGATGATGGTGGAATCAGCCGTCTATACTTCTTAGACACTGATTACATGTACTTCAGTACAGCAATCCCGACTCAATACTTTGAGTCCGGTATCGAAACAGGCGACCCATTCGCAATTAACAGACTAGGACAGGAAGGACTTTACCGAACTATGGGTGAAGTATGGACTACTTTCTTTGGAGCGCAAGGCTCAGTGAGGGATTTAGTCTGAGATTCGTGGAGAATTGAAGATACAGGAGGAATAAGATATGGCAGATACATTAACAGTAACAGCAGCAGGTGGAAGCATGACAGCAACCTTAGTCGGTGCATGGGAACTTAGAGCAGGTTCTCATGACACCACTGAGTGGTTAGACGGGGCAGCAGATGTAAGTTATCCGGGCGGAGGGCCGGGTACATTCAATGCTTCAAACTCAGACGGTGCAAACGGATATGACGCAGCACCTAAGATGGCAATAATTACACTAGGAACAGTAGCAGATAGTAACACCGTAACATTAAGCGGTGGGGCATCAGCAATTCTAGGTGTATTCCCTGCAAACGGCACAGCAAATAGTGGACAAACTCTAGGTTCAAACCATAGCGGTTTAGTAATCACACTAGAAACAAGCGGCACAGTAACAGCCGGACAACTACTTGTACTATACAATTAAGGTGGTTTTGAATGCCTATTATAAGATACAATGGGCCTTCATTCTACGGTAGATGTCCTGACCCAAGAATGACTGACTTCACTCGCGGAGAAGAGAAAGAAGTCAGTCAAACTTGGGTTGATGAGTGGCGTAGAGTCATTGGAGAACCTAAGTTCACTTTAATTGGTGATGAAGGTGTAACCGTAGACGCTGGTTTAGACGGCATCCCTGATGCTGGATGGAGAAACAGTGACATAAAAGCATGGTTAGTTGAAAGAAATGTAACAATTTCTAGAGGCTATACCACAAAGAGTGGTTTGCTCACATTAGTTGAGCAAACTCTAAACCCACCTGCCCCTACCCCTGTTGTAGAAGAGGCAGTTGAAGAAGCGGTTGAAGTACCGATAGAAACAGAAACATTAGAAAACGGAGAGTGAAAATAAAATGGCATTTACAAGTACACAAGATACAAGACCGCATTACATAGGCGACCTTATGATGGTAACAGGAACTTTCACTAATGGCGGAAGCGATACAGGTGGAAACATTGACCTCTCTTCTATGCTTGCAACAATAGTGGGGGCTGGCGCAAATGCTGACTCTTCTACTGCTGGCACAGGGGCGGGGGTTGACGGTGTTTTTACATTGATTAACGGTTCAACATTAGTATTACAAACTGTAGCCGGACAAGACGGTACATGGTACGCATTTGGTCGCCGCAGTTAAGGCGGTGAAATAAATGGTTAAAGCAATACAAGTTATTGGCCCATATAGCCCTAAGGAGTTTTCCGGGGCAGGTAATGACGGTGCGTTAAGCACTAGCATGACAACGGATATAGAAGCATTAAGTGGTTATAACAGTGCAAAAATAATTTCAGTAGAGCCGATTACAGTATTGGGTAATATATTCTTAGTAGTATATCAGAAAGCATGAATGGGTGGGATAATGAATGAGTTTTGGCTTAAAGCACTTAGATATTGAAGATATAGAAAGACTTCAAAAACAAGGTGTAAGGGCAGAAGAGCATTACCATCCTAACATAGTTACTGATGAAAGAAACCCTTTGAAGGGTGTTATCACCAAACAAAGAGCCAATGCTCAAAAAGCATCTGATGTTCTAAATATCAAATCGGGTACTAGATGTACTCATTGTGGTATGCTTCATTTCATGTGGAGGGAAAATTGTGCTAGTTGTAAGAAACCAATGGATTACAATTTAGGGGTGAAAGAATGAGTGATTTTTTTGAAGTCTTGAAAGCAAGGAAAGATTACTTATCTAGAAAGTACAAAAAAACATATGTCCACCATCCCGAAACAGGATTCAAAGGTACTACAGGTCAATTTGCTAATAGACTAATGAATCAAAGGTTTGCAGAATTAGGTATAAATCCAAAAGACTTAACTAAAGAACAAAAAGAAGATTATCGAAAAAAGATAGAAAATGACATTCTAAATATACCTGATATGACCGACCACACGTTCAATGATTTTGGTCTAAAACAAATTGATAAACCTCCTAAAGAAGAAGCACCACTCAAGTATGTTTCACATGCTGATGGTTTCAAAGGTACTATAGGGCAAAGAGCCTTT